AACTCAGATGCAAGATTGTCGTAACCTGGGGTGGACGTGTAGATGACAGTAGACACTGTTTCCACAACCTGTTGCAGTGACCTCTCTGCATGCGCACGACTTAGCTTAGCCAGGTGTGCAGAGCGGAATGGTACTACGTACAGGTCTTCGAATTCATAGAATGCGAATCGGGAAGGAAGCATCACCGAAGTGCCTTCTGAGTCTGCTTTGGCTACAACGAATCCGGGTGTAGGATTCTTAACCGTCAAACCTTGAGTATCTATGGGAGCCGCCGCGGGCTTCGGTGGCTGATACCATTGTTGATTGGGATCTACTGATATCGATGCATGACCCGGAGGACGTCCTGACATCGCAGCAACTAGTGCCGGATCAATAGGAGGATTCGATCCACCCTGAAGAGTCGCATTCGTTTGATTCTGAATCGCTGGCTTTGCCACAGCTCGATTAGGTTGAGTCTGCTGCGGTTTATTTTGACCTGGCTGGGTCTGTACAGCACGAGGTCCTTGTGGTGAATGGGCAGCCCTACGCGCTTGAGCATTATGGATTCTCTGTTGTACTTCAGCAGGGAATTCCATATTAGTTGTTGAGTGTACTTTGGATTGAGACATTGAAACCTCTATGGGTTAAAAGATAGAGCTGATGGCGGAACCTATAGCGTTCTGTACGCTAGGTAAGGTAGTACCCGTTGCACTGGTGAAGAGTGATGTCAGTTCAGCGGAAAGGGATATCGTTGATACGAACATGTCACCTACGGAAAAATCCACGTGGTTGATTATTCGTTCTGAAGTATTACTTGTCAAACCATAGTCTGCAATATTGGTGGGCCAGCATTCTACGTACTCAAGAATAGCTAACTCATTCTTCATGGGATCCAACAGGTAGATGTAGATTGGGTATTTGTACTTCTGAGGTGTTCCGTATCCACCGGCAAGACTCAAGTTGGAAGCGTCGAACGGTTGAAGTATCGTGTTGTTCCAGTTCTGAAGATAGGTGAGACTTGTACTCTGAACGTCTGCATAAAGACCAAGACGCAAGTTACCCATGGTGTACTTGCTTGGGTAATGACGTTCCCGACCATCTCTAAATATGGAGATTGTTTGAAACTGTCTGAATGGGCAGGTCGCTTCCTCGATGTAATACCAAGGTAGCTGGGCCGCATTCGATAACGGGAGAATACCACCCATGGATGAACCAAGAGCACCAACAATTCCCGTTAAAGCTGAAGTCAATGAGTTGGACAGATTGGAAACGCCGGGGGCTGCTCCACCGGTACCTGCCGCAGAACCTATAACAGGCAATTGACAGTACCAAAGGAATGAAAGCAAGGGATCAGGTCTTGATTGAGCTCCAAGTAATGCATCGCCCGGAGTTATGCCACCAGAAGATGAAACCGTTGAGGAGTATCCCGGTATATTTCCTGGACCAGTTAACGAAAGAGAACTCGAGGAGCCACCAATCTGGGCCAATGCTGCGGCAATACCTTGAGGTGTTGTCAGATTCGATACGGAGTTGGACAAAGTGTTCTTTATGTTATTCGTCTCAACGCCAATCTGATTCTGTACTGAGTTGGTTACGCCAGTGATATTATTGCTGATCTGGGAGGAAGACTGACCTACTATACTTTGGACGAAAGGCACACGGGAACTCCCTGCAGAGGGGAGCACAAAGGCCGTAAGATAAGAACCTCAACGGAGCAGTGCTCCCGGGTATATGAATAAAATAGGGTCGTCAAGGTGGGCGGACCTTATGGACTAAACCCTTAACAACTGAACAGCGCCCCTTCCTGTTGGCCGGGACCAACAACCGAATAGCCTTTGAATGCAGATGACCTAACACACCTGCAAACTATTCGGAACGCGTTCAGTATGCGCCCATGTAACTGATGCTATGAAATTAACTCTACAGTTGTACTGGACCTCTCTTTAGGAGTTCCTCACTAGTCCGGATTTCTTGACCATCTGGGATAGTTAACCATTCGTCATAGGATGGCCATCTTCCAAATTCAACGGGTTCCGCATATTTACATCTATCAAAGTGATGCTTTCTGACTACCCACTCAAAGTGAAAGACGGGGCAGTGTGGGCATTGGATATATTTAGCACGCTGGCCCTCTTTAGCTGATTTACATTGTTGCTTCCATTCTTTCTCTGAGAGATTTTTTATAAATCTATTTGAAGCTTCCGCCTTTCGTTGGCTCTCTTCCCATCGTTGCTGAGGTGTCATCATCTGCAACCGTCTTATTTGAGCTTCGGCTAGATTTTCTTGGTGATTAATCTTTTTGTCTAAAGGACGTTTCTTAAGAGATTGTCTTAAAGCTTCCCCAGTTTTCTTATTGAAATTTTTGTAGGAAGTTTTATTTTCTTTCAGTTCAGCCCACCATTTCTTTGAGCCTGAACCCAAAAGTTCTTTTCTAAGGAAATCTGGCATGTCTTCCAGAATTTTGAGATAGGCAGCACGACCTTTTTCCGTTCGCAACTTCTTTTCATCTATAGACATTTCTGCAAATTTCTTCTTAACCCTGTCTGACCACACCTTTTTCTGCTCATCTGACAGAGAGTTCCAATAAGCGAAGACGCCTTCCTTAATCTTGGAATCTCTCACTATACTATCTGCTAGCGATTCACCAGCTCTTATTTTCTTCTGTGTCCTACTTTTTCGCTGCCGAGTTATCTTCGAGGGATTAGCTAATCCCTCGCCCCCATCAGTCCAGTTGACTAAGGTACCTAACTTAAGATCTCTACGTCCTATTAGATTTATACATTCTTTTTCTAGGTCGAATGCAGCAACTTCGTCTAGATTTTTCTTTAATGCTTTTTCAATCGGCACCAAATCAGCTTCAAGAATTTTCTTTATCCTATTCACCTTGTGCTTGTTCTTATCCTTTATACCTTTCTTTACACTAGAAACATGTTGGTGCATCCGATTTCCTGTACCCTTACCTACGTAAAAGGGTTCGAATTCGAAGAAAAGTTTGGTACCATCCGATAGAATAAACATATACTTACCTGGCCTCATAGGGTCGAGTAAGACATACACATAAAATTTCTTCATTGGTAACTCCGTATAGTATCATAGAGATATAGAGGTAAGTACTAGACATGATACGGCATGTCAGGGCTGGCCGGCCTTTTCACACTTACCCCTATAACTTGCGACTTAGAACTCACCCAAAGTTGGGATTCCACACCGCGAACATGGCCGGATCCACAGGGATGTAACCATTTGGTGCAGGTCGTTCTAAACTTAAAGTATCCTTTTAATTCCCCAGATATCGTTAGTACCTGAGCGTTCTATTAAGAACCGCTGCAACTTTCATTGCAGAATAGACTATATCTTCACCCTCTAGCTTTCACTATTAGGGGCATCCCACTTCCACTCACTTGAGTGTACGCCTCACGGCTAGTCGTTGAACCTTACCCTGGACGGGTCTTGGCTGCTGATTGTCCAATCTCTACAATTTTCAAACCTTCACGCCTGTCGTTTCCAACTACGTTGTAGTTTGCAGAGCTCTAAGGAGTTTCCAGCAATTCAGGATGTTTCTTCAATCACCTTTCGGTGAAGGGTCCCTGTCTTTTAACAGTCGAGGACTTAATCTTCCTTGAGGCGGTAGGTAGTAACCATTCGCCTCAGCCTCATCCACCTGCAGCAGCTTCATCTCCTTTTTAGACTGCCAGAGGTCGCGTTGAATCTCTGTCTGCGCCCACTCCGGGGCCTCAGGCCACATCTCTTTCGTCTTGTAGATGATCCACGTCTTGGCTAACTTTAGCGTTGGTACTGAACGCATACCCAGCGCTTCGAGGACACGATCCGGCTTGTCAGAATCAGTGACCAGAACAACCTCTTCGTCCCGGTCCGTGATATGCTGCATCGCCATACAGTCTCGAAGGATCTGCGATTCAACCTGAGGAGTGTACTCATCGAAGAGAATCCCGATGTACGTCCTCCGTTTAGCGTCAGTACCTTTTGGGTAGGATACCGTAGGCATTAAACCCCCTTAGCTAATTGGTTGGCTTGCTCTTGGCTAAGAGTGATAACTCGAGTCTTGTCACCGGGGAAGATCAATCGAATGTTCTTACCGTTTGCGGACTTACGAACGCCAAACTTTGTGCCCTTCTCTATCTTAATGGGGTGGCCACGAAAGTCGACCGTCACTGGTTTGGACCCACGGTAGGTAAAGAAATCGTAGTTCTCTTCAGGCTTGATCGCTGCGTCCTCTTCAACTGAATTATGGACGGTGTGTTGAATCGGGTTCTTGTCAACAGTACCCGGCGTCAAGTAATCTAGTACATTCTTACTCTTGACCAAAAAGCTAAACATAGTGTTACCTTTTACTTTATTCGTGTCTTCCCCAACTTCTCTGCGTTCCTGCGTTTCAGAGATTCCCTGTAATGCGGATCCTTATCTGCCTTGCGTGCAATCTTCATAGTCATGTCATCCATACGTTGACGACGACCTGCGGCTACGATAGATGGTACGTGGCGAATCTTACCCGTTTTGGTTAACTCAAAACTGTCTGAAGTGTCACCAAATTCGCGCGCAAGAAGAGGAACCCTACGACCCTGAATCATATTCTTCATAGCTTGCGTAGTGATAGGACCTCTTGCTATTCCGGCTTCCCTACGTTCAGGTTCACCAGTAGTGCCTCGATCTTCACTATAACTATCTTCATCATTAAATTCAGTGTCTTCCCCGCCACCTCCTGCTTCGCCACCAGCACCTTGCATACGCTCTTGGGCTTCCTGCTCTGCCTCATAGGACATATCCTTACCAGTGAATGCTTCCAGCTTTTCACGCAGACGCTTGTCTTCCTCCAGGTCACGCAGGAGCTCCTCAGGTTCAATGTGAGTAGCAGCGAGCCACATCTTTATTGGGATAGGGATGTTGTGATCCGAAGCCATCTGAAGGAGCTCAGCCATGTTCTCTTCACCCTTCGCTTCCAATGACTTACGCCAATGGAGAGTAGGCATCTTCAGATTCGCCCGGTTGTTACGGTTGAACAGGAAATCCACGATGTCATTGTGATTAGAACGCTTAGAGGCATCCTTATAGAGGTTGTTCGTCACTGCGACTAGTGGGAATATCTTCCAATCGAATACGCGTTCAGTCATGTCCTCGCGATCTGCATTACAGGTTTCAAGGAATGTCGAGTATGCAGATTCAGCTGAGGCGAAAGATGCATCACCGGAAAGCAGGGCTTCCGATACACCCAATGCCCGAAGTTTGTACGGAGTTAGGATATCGGACATGTCTGTCCACTTCCAGAAATCGCCACCCGGACGAAGGTCAACAGCTTGCACTGCATTACGGGTCGAGACCCAACCACCAAGAGGATCGTATTCGGCTGCCTGGAACTGTTCAACTAGGGCAAGCAATTCTTCCCCTGTAGGTGTCCACGTATCATCACCTGCTGTCAGGTGAGTCATGGCACGCTGACGACGCTGAGCCTCAACGAGTGTACCTCGGAACAATGTCTTCTCAATCAGGTAAGACGGGAGGATACGATGCAGATAAGATGTATAAGCACGATCTGTCGTCGACCTGCGAGGGACAAACATCGTCGTAACCGGATCGAGGGTGAACGCACCCGACCGCAACATATCGATAAACTGCGAAGGCATCGAGTTCAGGTAGCGACGTGCATATTCTGAAGTATCATGCATAAACTGCTGAGTCGCCTGGCCCACGCGAACATTGATGGTCGGATCAATGTTGTAGAACGGTGATGGGATAACTGCGCAAGACAATGCATCATGCAACAGAACATCCAGGAATCGCTTTGTCCTAGA